AAAAGACCTCTACGAGCGTTATACGGAGGCTATCAAGCCAGAGCTTTGCCGGTAACGATCAGCCAGAAGCCGTTTTCGGGTAGTGAGGTTAGGTGTACCACCTCAAACCGCTCACAAAGCCGAGGTAGCCACCACGATGAGGGTTTCTGGATTAGGTGGGCGTTACGACCATCGCTTAACACCTTCTTGGCAGCCCCGGTGTGGATGGTCAAAAACCCAACCCCGGTGATGATCCGCTGAAGGTCATCTAGGACGGCATCCAGATGCTCGGGTTCAATGTGTTCTAGTACGTCAATACAGCACACTAGGTCAGCAGATTGGGGAGAGCCGTACTCTGGGAACACCGGGTCGTAGGCTGAATACGCCACCTCCACGCCTAACTGCTCCAACGTCTCTCGTAGACGCTGCTTACCCGCACCGTAATCGCTGATGCTCTCCCAACGGTTATCGCGGATTAGTTGCGCGACGATAGGGGCGAATAGTGTAGACGCCACGCCGTATTTGGGGTTTTCGTGGAGCTTCTGTTGTTCTGCGAGATATTCAGCGGAAATCATGTTGATTCTGTCTCCTGTGGGGAGTACCCTTTTAACCGAGAGGTGCTACATGGCAAAACACGAAGATGCAGGTTTATTTGTCTCTGCGTTGCTGCACAGTAGCACCGCTGCCCATTTTATTCACCTGTCCACGAAGTCTTACGCTGAACACAAGGCGTTAGGGCATTTTTACGAGGACATCCTAGACCTTGCCGACAAGTACGCCGAAACGTACCAAGGTCACTACGGGATTATCCCGCTAGAGGCTTACCTTGACGACTTCAAGGTACAGCGTGACGCCAAGGCGTACATGAGTAACCTGCTCGGGTTCGTTAAACGCACCCGTGACGACCTACCCGATGACCCTGACTTGCAGAACATCCACGATGAGATTGTCGGGCTGATCGCCGCCACGCTGTATAAGCTCACCAACCTCTCGTAATGCCGATGCGCCGCGAACAAATTGCTGCCGCATTGAAACAAATGGGGCAAATGGCTCAACGCCAACGCGAAATTGGGCAACATTTGTCGCCAGATCAGCAAGAAATTGTGCGTATTGAGGGCGAAATTAAAAAAGACCCGTGGTACGCCCAATATGTCAACAAATTTGGCGAAGAACCGGATTTATCGCGCAACGCAAATTACGATTACATAACGGCTTGGAAATCTGGCATTCGGCCAAAAATGAATTCGTATGATGGTCTTTACCATTGGGATTCAAAGACGCGTGAAGGCGAAATGTTGAAAAAGCCAGATCATCCGACAATATGGAAAACGTATTGGATGGATAAAACGGGCATAGACCCTGACAGCCTCGGGCTTAAAAACCAACAAGAGGCTGAAGAATGGTTACGGACGCGAGGACGCAAGTAAATGGCCGCCGACCGCAGCCGCCTTGCCGCCGCCCTCGCTTACGAGGAAGAACGCCGACGCCGCATGATGGAATCGGTGCCAGGACTAGTCACGACCCCCGCCCAACCCGCCCCGAGGGCTGACTTTCGTACCAACCTAGAAAACCTTTCTATTGGGCTAGGTGAAGGGCTGACTAACCAGTTAGAAGGCGTTAAAAGCATCGTCACCGACCCCGTAGGCACCGCTAAAAGCGTCTACGAGGCAGGTAAAGCCGTTATCCGCGACCCCTCGGTGATTGCTGACGCATTGCGCTACACCGCCGAGAAAGCCACTAGTGGCCCGTTAGGCGCAGGCGAGGTCATTGGCGAAATGCTCGGCCCACGTAAGGGCGGCCCGGTGATGCAAGAACTAGACGTTTACCACGGCACCCCGCACCGCTTTCCCGCAACCGAGGCCAACCCGCTCGGTGAGTTTGACGCCAGCAAGATCGGCACGGGCGAGGGGGCGCAGGCTTACGGTAAAGGCACTTATCTAACGGAAGATATGGATTTTGCGAAAGGTTACAAACCACGCGATCCAAAAGCCGAAGAAAAAATGCTGCGGATGTATAACAAGGCGCAGGATCGTCGCGATTACAACTCAATGGAAGTGTTGGAAGCGGCAATGCTGCATCGCACCACCGATGAACTACGCGAACAATTCCCGCGTCAGAAAGGCTTGGTAAATCGCATTGCAAAAATTAACGAAAAATCGCCAAGTTCGTTATACAAAGCAGATTTACCGGATGAAATGATTGATCGGATGTTGGATTACGATAAGCCCATCAATGAGCATAACCAAAGTGTACTTGATGCCTTGGAAAAAGCGGGCATCAACACGCAATCCGCAATGCGTGCGGGGCAAATGATTGAAGGGCAAGAAACGCATTTAGCAAAATTTGGTATTCCCGGCATCATTTACCGAGAAGGCAGAGGTAAAGGCCCACGCAACTTTGTAATGTTCCCCGGCGAGGAAAAGAAAGTACGCATCCTAGAACGTAAGTGATTGTTGCAGGTATGCGCCAATAGTCGTTTACAATCAAAGCCATGGCAGCACGGAAAAACACACCGCGTCTTTCCAACGAGTGGCGAGAACGCATCAAGTCAGGGTTGATCCTTTCCCGCCTAGAGCAAGCAGCCCTAGGTGAGCTAGAGATGTCCCCTGCGGCTCTTAAAGCAGCCGAGATAGTCTTACGCAAGACCCTGCCTGACCTCGCCAGAACCGAAGTCACAGGGGATGAGGGCGGCCCACAGGAGTTAATCGTTCGTTGGGGAGCGCCGAAGTAATGGCAAAAGGTGATCACCGGTACCGTCGTACCTTATGGGATCGGTTTTACGACAAAGTGATGCCCGAGCCAAATACCGGATGTTGGTTGTGGATTGGCGCAACGAAAGAACATGGATATGGGGTTATTGGCCTTGGTCGTCGTGACGAAGGCACAGCAAAAGCGCACCGAGTGTCATGGGAACTGCACCGAGGAAAAATCCCTGACGGTATGTGCATCCTCCACCGTTGCGATCAGCCGATGTGCGTCAATCCGAATCACTTATTTTGTGGAACTTTGTCGGACAATATGCAGGATTGCGTTCGCAAAGGCCGTAACGTCACGCCAGACAACCGAGGCACAAACGCCAAATGGGCAAAGCTGACCGAGGATGCGGTGCGCGACATTCGCACGAAAACGATGGCTGGTGTTGAATACGCCCGCAAATACAACGTAAGCAAAAGCGCCATTTACGAGATTTGGCGCGGGAAAAATTGGGCATGGATATAACGCTGCCTTACAACCCACGCAAGGCATTTATGCCTTTTCACGACAGGAGCAAACGGTGGGCGTGTCTAGTCGCCCACCGGCGCAGGTGCAGGTAAAACTGTAGCCGCTATCAACGACATCCTACGTGCCGCGATCATGTACCAAGGGCCAAACGGTCTATTCGGGTACTGCGCCCCTTACGCTAACCAAGCACGACGTATCGCGTGGGACTACTTTAAGTATTACGGCCAGCCCCTGATCGCTGACGTAAACGAACAACAGATGACCCTCACCCTGCACAACGGGGTCAAGATTGGACTATTCGGCGCTGACAACGCAGACGCGATGCGTGGTCTAGGCTTCTCGGGTATTTACCTTGACGAATACGGCGACTTTAAGCCGTCTGTATTTGGGAACGTAATCCGTCCTGCCTTGTCAGATAAGCAGGGGTGGGCGGTATTCGCCGGAACCCCCAAGGGCAAGAACCAGTTTTGGGAAATTTACGAAACCGCCACTCGTCTCCCTAGCGAGTGGTTCCTGCTGCGCTTACCCGCCTCAACCAGCGGGCTTCTCCCGGCGTCAGAGCTAGCCGCCGCTAAAGCGCAGTTGTCCGAGGATCAGTACCTACAGGAGTACGAGTGTAGCTTTGAGGCTGCGATCCTCGGAGCTTTTTACGGCAAGGAAATGCGCGAGGCGCAAGACCAAGGCCGTATCACCCACGTACCGCACGACCACTCCCTGCCCGTCTATACGGCATGGGACTTGGGGTATCGGGACGACACCGCTATCTTCTTCTATCAAGTCACACGCAGAGAGTTGCGGGTGATCGACTTCTACGCGGTATCAGGCGAGGACATCCACGACATAGCCGAGGTGGTAAGGAAAAAGCCTTACTCTTACGGCAAGCACTACCTGCCCCATGACGCTCGCGCCAAGAGCCTACAGACCGGACGCAGCATCATTGAGCAGCTTGCCCACTACCTAGACGCCAAGAACATTGCGGTAGTCCCTGACATTGGGGTGCAGAGCGGTATCCAAGCGGTACGCATGACACTCCCCCGTGTGTGGTTTGACGCCGAGAAGTGCCGAGACGGCATAGAGGCGCTGCGGCAGTACCAACGCGAATACGACGAGGACAAGAAGGCTTACCGCCAAACCCCTCGCCACGATTGGACATCACACCCTAGTGACGCATTCCGAATGCTTGCGGTATCATACGCAGAGCAGAGTGACAAGACCCCGGCTCCAGAGGCAAAACCCCTGATGGTCGGCCCCGAAAACACCGTGACACTTAACGATATGTGGGCGGTGCATGACAGGACAAGCTCGCGGAGGGCGAGGATATGAGTACCCCGGTCAACGAAAGCCAGAATTTCCGAAACATCACCTCAACAACCACAATCTATACCGGCACAGGCGGCATCCTTGGCATTTTCGTTGCCTCGGCATCCTCCACGCCGACGATCAAGGTCAGCGACGGCACAGATACGATGGTGAACACCTTTACCCCGGTCGGTGCGACGTTCTACCCGATGCCGGGACGGTTTAACACCTCGTTGGTCGTGACGATCAGCGGGACGGTTGATTGCACGGTGTTCTGGGATTAAGTCATGTTAGCCACTTGGGGCTGCACGACGTTCCCGAAACCGACGCTCTCCCTAGACTTTCTGGGAGCGACTAGCCTTGACTCTGGCATCACCTTCTCCCGTGGCTCACAGGCAACGCTGTTTGATAGCACGGGGACGCTGGTGTATGCGAAGCATAATCTGGTTACTTGGAGCCAAGATTTTTCTCAAGCCGACTGGAGCAAAAATTCCTCAACTATCGTTTCTACGTCGGTAGCCTCGCCAATTACTAGCACTAATTATCAAAAAATTGAGGCTACAGTTGCCAATACGACTGTCGGAATTACGTCGATTGCTATTACTGCGGCAACTCAACAACGAACGGTATCGTTTTTTGCTAAACCTCTTGGTGACATCACCAGAGTATTGGTTGTAATTCAAGGCGCCGATGCGCGAATAAATGTCAATCTTGTAGACGGAACATTTACAACTAACGTGGCTGCAACAGGTTCAAGCGTTGCAGTTGCCGGCGAACGCTTTATTGTGTCAACGCCGACGTTAACTGGTGCGACCGGCGTTAGATTGTTCTTAAAGCGAGTCGGAGAAACAGACACAAATACGCCAACGACAATAGCAATAGGTGAAGGACTTTATTTGATTGGCGCACAGATGAACGTTTCCAACATGGAAGGCGGCGTCACATCCTCGCTGACGACATACTACCCCACGAC